TATCACCACTATTTGGTATTTTGGGCAGTTTGCTACCCTCTATTGTGAGAATATTTGAGCGTAAGCAGGAGATTAAGTATGAACTTGAACTTACAAAGATCAAAATTGATGCAGCCGAACGCCAAGCCGATCTCAATTTCAACGTTGAGGTGGTTAAGGCTGACGCTCAGTCACGACAATCTGCTCTTGATCATGATAAGTCTCTTGATGGTGGAAAGTTTATTAACGCATTACGCGCTTCTATCCGTCCTGTTATAACTTACTCGTTCTTTTTCGTTTTCGTAGCGATAAAAATTGCAGCTGCATACGTAATGCTTTCAACTGGTCAGTCTGTGCCTGCAATGCTTGATGCTGTATGGGATGCAGAAACTATGGCGCTTTTCTCTACAATTATCGCTTTTTGGTTTGGCAGTCGTATGATGGAAAAACAAGAGCGCATGGCTCCGTCCCAAGTTACTATTACAGCCACAACAAAGAAAAAGTAATTTACTTTTCAAATAAATAGTAATTAAAACGGAGAGTTAAATGGCATCGCCAACGACCAGAACTGAATTTAAAGAAAATTGTTTGCGTAGACTTGGCAAACCAGTAATAGAAATCAACGTCGATGACGATCAGGTGGATGATAGGGTCGATGAAGCTTTACGCTATTATTGGGACTATCATTTCGATGGCTCGTCAAAAACGTTCTACAAATATCAAATCACACAACAAGACAAAGATAACCAATACATCACTATCCCTGAAAACATCATTGGGGTTATTAATATCTTTGATCTCGGGTCAGCTCTTGGTACTAACAACCTATTTAATATTCGTTATCAAATCGCCCTTAATGACCTTTATACACTTACATCTGTGTCCATGGTTCCATACTATATGGCTATACAACATATTCAGTTCCTTGAATATTTGTTAGTTGGTAAACAGCCGTTAAGATATAATAGAAATACCAATCGTTTAAATATAGACATGGATTGGGATAGACTTAACATTGGCGAATATTTGATTGTAGAAGCTTACGAAGTCGTTAATCCTGATACGTATACTGATGCTTGGTCAGATCGTTGGTTGTTGAGATATGCTGCATGCTTAATTAAGCAACAGTGGGGTCAAAACTTAAAGAAATTCGAAGGCATGAGAATGCCTGGAGGATTGACTTTCAATGGTCAAAAAATATATGACGAAGCTACTGCTGAAAGAGAAAATCTAGAGCAAGAAATGATCTACACTTACAGCTTGCCTGTTACAGACATGATCGGCTGAAAATATATTTTTTACCTATTAAGTTTTTGACTGGTATAACTGACTAAATACTCCTAATAACAATAGGAGTATAATATGGAAAAGTATGGATTTGTTTATATCTGGTTTGATCGTAAACACAAGAAATATTACATTGGTTCACATTGGGGAACAGTGGAAGATGGTTACATTTGCTCTTCTACATGGATGAGAAATGTGTACAAATACAGAAAAGAAGATTTCAAACGCCGAATAATTACTAAGGTAACTTCATCAAAAGCTGATCTTTTAAAAAAAGAGTATGCATATCTTTCGTTGATCGAAGAAAACGAGCTTGGTAAAAAATACTACAACATGACCAAGCACCTAAACGGGCATTGGTTTACGGAAGAAGAAAGAGCAAAATCTTTATCAGAACGCATTTCACAAAAAACTAAAGAAGCAATGAATCGCCCCGATGTTCGTGAAAAATATCTTGCGGGCTTGGCAAAAAGAGATAATGGTTCGTCCAGACCAGAGGCTCGTGAAAAACGCCGACAATCTATGATTGGTAAAAATGTTGGTAAAAACAACTCAAAAGCTGTAAAAGCTTCTGCTGAAATGCGTCGTGGAGTTCCGTTGTCTGAAGAACACAGAAATAAAATAAAAGAAACTACAGCTCTTAAGAGCCTAAATAATATGAAAATTAAATGCACTCATTGTAATTTCATAGGCAATAAAGGAAATGTGGCAAGATACCATAATAACAGATGTAAACACAAATCAGCGTAAGGCAGAATATATTTCTGCGCAGGGAGGTTAACATCGCCACTAATTTTTTCTTCAATAACTTTCAATCTTCTCAAGAACAGCTTTTACTTGAAAATTTGATTATTGAATCCATAAAAATTTATGGAGAGGACATGTATTACATTCCTCGAAAACTTAACAACTATGATGCTGTTTATGGAGCTGATGATCAATCAAGTTATGAAAATGCTTACCCTATAGAAATTTATATTAAAAACGTCGACGGTTTTCAGGGCGATGGAAACTTTATGTCTAAGTTCGGTTTAGAAATTAGAGACAGAGTTGTATTTTCTATGGCACAAAGAATATTCAATGAAGAAATTGGAACGTTTACTAATCAAGTTCGCCCTAACGAAGGAGACTTGATTTATTTTCCATTGAATAAGAAATGTTTTCAAATTAAATATGTAAACAAGTTCGAGATGTTTTATCAGCTTGGCTCTTTACAAACTTGGGAAGTTACTTGTGAATTGTTCGAGTATGCTGGTGAAATTTTGAGTACTGGTATTCCAGAAATTGATATTCTGCAAAAGAAATTTGACACCAATCAATACCATTGGGCTGTATTAGACGAAACTGGTGCTATGATATTGGATGAAGAAGGCAACATTATTGTCCTTGAAGGATCTAGTATAAATGATCTTATTCCTTCTGCAGACAACGATGAGATACAAAGAGAGTCTGATTTGTTTGTTGACTTTACTGCTTATGATCCGTTTAGCGAAAGAACAATATAATGTTCAGTACACCGTTTTATTTTAGTTTACTACGTAAGTATGTAATTCTTACCGGGACTCTTTTTAATAATATACGTATAACCCGCACTAATTCTAGCGGCAATCAAACGTCATTGTTAAAAATTCCTATTACATATGCCCCAAAAGATAAAATGCTGTCTCGTGTTATTCAAGATACAGCTATTGATCGTCAAACAGCTACAATTCCTCTTCCTGCTATTTCTTTTGAAATGGGAAAAATGGTATATGATGGAACAAGAAAACTTAATACGATTGGAAAATCCTCAGTAAAAGACGCTACATCTGCCAGCAAATTTAAATATCAATACAATCCAGTTCCATATAATATAGAATTTAAAGTTTACATCTATGCAAAAAATGCAGAAGATGGAACTAAAATAATTGAGCAAATACTTCCCTATTTTACTCCGGACTGGACTACTACAGTTAATTTGATACCTGAAGTAGAAGTTACTATGGACATACCAATCATATTAAACAATATCAGTTATAGTGACAACTATGATGGTGATTTTAAAGAAAGAAGAGCCATTATATGGACTTTAGATTTAGAATTAAAAGGATATTTGTATGGACCTGTTAAAAAGTCTAACATTATTAAGTTTGTCAACACTAATTTTTACATACCTAATGTTGATGATGGTAAATTACAAACTGCAGTTGGCAACACAACGATCATAGAAAAAGTTACGGTGCAACCGGGATTAACTGCTAATGGTGATCCTATAAATTACTTTGGTCAACCAAACACCAGTTTAGGCACGGTAGCATATACTGACATTGAGATTAGCGATGATTTTGGATATATAACCCAAGTTTACAACACAGATGAGATAGAATGAACGAAGAAAATAATGATGATCCGATTGGTAAAGCTCTTGGATTAACACCTGTTGAAAAAGAAGTTGATGTGGTTTCGAAAATGATTGCTGATGCGCATAATGATAGCGCAAAACAAGATTTCGAGGTGGCTAGAGCAAATATCCATAATATGATCGAAAACGGTCAAGAAGCTATGATAAAATTAGCTCAGATCGCAGATAGTTCTCAACACCCAAGAGCGTTTGAAGTTCTTGCTAAACTTATGGACACAATGTTAGTAGCTAATGAAAAGCTATTAGATCTACAAACTAAAATCAGAGATATAAGCACTTCTGATAGCCCAATTAACGAAAAAGCCAAAACAATTAATAATAACCTGTTTGTTGGTTCAACAGCTGAGCTTCAAAAAGTTTTAAAGGACATGAAGAAGAATGGCGACGCTTGAAAACGACAAGGGGTACAAAGGTAATGTACTTCTAAAAAGAGCTAACGAAGACATTGATTGGTCGCCAGAGCTTATCCAAGAATGGGTTAAGTGTTCTGAAGATCCGATTTATTTTGTTGAAAACTATATGAAGATCATTTCCTTAAATGAGGGTTTGGTAACTTTTAATCCATACCTTTATCAGAGAAATATGATAAGCTCTTTCGTTGATAATCGTTATACTATCGTTACGACTGCTCGCCAGGCTGGTAAATCTACAACTACTTGTGGTTTTATTCTTTGGTACATAATTTTCCATGCAGACAAAACTGTTGCTTTGCTGGCCAACAAAGGCGAAACTGCAAGAGAAATTCTCGGTCGTGTACAGCTTGCTTATCAGCACCTACCTAAGTGGCTACAGCAGGGTGTGAAAGAATGGAACAAAGGTTCGTTCGTTCTAGAAAACAACAGTCGTGTTATCGCTTCCGCTACTTCTGCTAGCGCTATTCGTGGTTACACTATCAACCTTTTGTTTATCGACGAAGCTGCACACATTGAAAACTGGGATGAGTTCTTCACCTCGGTTTATCCTACTATTTCGTCAGGTACCGAATCTAAAATTATCCTTGTTTCAACCCCTAATGGTTTGAACCACTTCCATAGTACTTGGGCTAATGCTATACAAGGTAAAAATGGATATAATCCTATACTTGTAAATTGGCGCGATGTTCCGGGAAGAGACGATAAGTGGAAAGAACAAACCCTTTCTGGTATGAACTTTGATATTGAGAAGTTCAATCAGGAAATGGAATGCGAGTTCCTTGGTTCTTCTGGCACGCTTATCGCTGGCTGGAAACTTAAAGAGCTTGTAGAGCAAATTCCGATAACTAAAAAAGACGGTATGTATCAATACATTAAGCCCGAGAAAGGTCGTGCTTATTTAATTATAGCTGACGTTTCAAGAGGTAAAGGATTAGACTATTCGGCGTTTCAAGTAATCGATGTTACTAAAATGCCATATAATCAAGTGTGTGCTTTCAGAAATAATGGAGTTACACCAATAGATTATGCAGATATTATACACAGAACAGCGGTTGCTTATAACAACGCTGCTGTTTTGGTAGAAATTAATGACATCGGTGAGCAAGTTTCACATTCGCTGCATTATGATTTTGGGTATGAAAATATTCTATTTACGGAAAATTCTGGTCGTGCAGGCAAGAAGGTTACTGCTGGGTTTAGCGGTCGTACAGCTGACAAGGGTATCAGAACCACAAAACTCGTTAAGTCCGTGGGCTGTTCTATGCTCAAACTATTAATCGAACAGAACCAGTTTGTTGTTAATGATTACCACACCATTCACGAATTATCAACCTTCTCAAAAAAAGGTAACTCGTACGAAGCAGAGTCTGGAAAACACGACGACTTAGTAATGTGTCTTGTTTTGTTCGCTTGGCTTTCAGAGCAGCAATATTTTAAAGACTATACTAACATAAACACTTTGATGTCTCTCCGAGAAAAAACTGAAGAAGATATGGATCAAGATTTATCGCCTTTTGGATTCGTTTTCGACGGCAGAGAAGATTTTGGAGACCAAGAAGAGTTTGAAAAGTTAGTTCCGGAAAGTTGGATGTGGCAGACGAATCAAGACTTCTAAAAAACTAATTTTAATAAATAATTGAAATATGTTCTACATTCTCGCAAAAAGGAGAAAAAAATGCCATTTCAACTAAGTCCAGGTGTTAATATCAGCGAAATTGATTTAACCACAGTTGTTCCTACAGTAGCTACTACTGACGGCGCTATTGCTGGTGTGTTTCGTTGGGGTCCGATAGGCCAGAGAATTCTGGTTGATTCTGAAAACAATTTAGCAGTTCGTTTCGGAAAGCCAACAAACTTCAACGCAGAAACATTTTTTACCGCTGCAAACTTCTTAGCATACGGTAATCGCCTTTATGTTTCTCGTGCAGCTAAAACTACAGGTTCTACTCCAAGTTTAGAAGTAAATTTGGCAGCTAATACTGGTACATCAAATAACATTTTTACAGTTGCAAACACTGCTGAACTAGCAGTTGGTATGTACGTTACACAGTCTATTAACACATCAGCTGTTCCAAACGGTTCTGAGAATCTTAAAATTACAGAAATTATAAACGCTACAGCTGTAAGAATATCTACTAATGTGTTTTCTCAAGGCACTGGAGCTAGTGGTAACTCTAACGTAGTATTTGCTCGTTCTGATACAGCTTATACAGCTGTTGCAACTGAAAACAATGCCGTTGTCGCAAATATTGCTTCGCAAATTGTAAAGAATGAAAACGAGTACAGTTCACTAGACGGTACATTTGATCCGGATATTTTATATATTGCTAAGTATCCTGGTTCTATCGGAAACTCTTTAAAAGTTTCGGTTTGTAGTTCTGCAAATCAATTCAATTCTAACATCACATTGACAGACAGTCAATTAGTATTGAATGTAGGTTCAACCGTTGCGACATTAACTACTAATGCTTCAAGTAACACTCTTGCTAACACTGTGATACCTTCACTTTCAGTAGGTGATTTTATTATTGCTGGAAACAGCTTGAACAACCAGCAGTATTTAACTGTTAAAACTATTTCTACTGTTGTAAGTAATACATCTTTAAACCTTACGTTTGGAAATACTGGTACTAACGGAAGCGTTAATGCGTTTAATGGATTTATTTCCATTAACAATATTTCAAATGGAAATTTGATCTTTAATTATGGCGACACAGTAGTTTATGCAAATGCTGCAGGAAATACTGTTACTGGTGGATTGGGTGGTGGAAGCCGCTACATTATCTTCGAAGCAAACAGTACAGGCGTCAAAATTGCTGCCGACTACGCAAAGTTCTTAACTGGTACTTCAGCAGTTACTGCTAATGCTAGCGGAGCAGGAAATAGCCACACATTTACTCTAGACCAAAAAAAATTGAGTATAACTTTTGAAGAGCCTTACAGACTAAGCAGTGATATTGCTTCAAACACTATCCAACGTTATTGGGGATTCTTCAATGTTGTTGACACTCCTCCTGGTCAGTCCGACTATGTTCGCTTAAACGGTAACACTTCAGCTAGCGACGAACTTCACATTGTTGTTTCCGATGAAGATGGATTGTTCACAGGTACTCCAGGAACTATCTTAGAAATTTATAACGGTGTGTCTCGTGCTACAGATGCTACAAATAATGATGGTTCAACAAATTACTACAAAACAGTAATAAATGAAAACTCAAACTACATATGGTTTGCAAAAGATAGATCATCTGGTCCTTCAAATACTGCTTTGAATTTAGTAAATGAAAGTAATAATGCTCCGCTATATATGAATATGTCATTGGGTGCAGATGGATTAAGTGAAGAAAATGCAACACTTCCAATTCTTGGAAGCGCATTAGACCTCTTTATTTCTCCAGAAGACATTGACATTTCTCTAGTATTGCAGGGTCGCCCAATCGGCGGAACAACTGTTGTTGGTGGAGAAACAATCAATAACTTCCTACTTGCAAATTACATTATCGATAATATCTGCGAAGTTCGTAAGGATTGTATCGCTCTTAT